ATCATAATCAAAATTCATCAAGTTATCATCGCCAACTTTAATATGATTAAACTCAACAATAACACCTTCGTATTTGCCCAAGAACTTTACAGCAAAACTCCCAGGTGGACCATTTAGATCTAAGAAAAATGTATATTGTTTGTCAATCTTAAATCGTTTTTTGACATACCAGAATTGAAATTTGGCAATTAAATCCTCAAACATCTTCCTCAGCCTCTGTTGAGATAGCGCCAAATGAATAGTTCTCTCGTACCCAATCCTTGAAGGATGTTTGTTCGAGAATTGAACTCCAGAACTCAGCGGAGTCTGTGTCGGCAAGACGCCACTTCTTGGCTTCAACTTCACCAGTGTCAGTGTTTACACGTGAATACCAGCCATTGCTTGGTTTGATTACATGACCTGACTCAAGTGCCATGTCAAGAAGACCACTGTAACGAGAAACACCACCATCGAAGCGAACTGTGACAGGGATACGTGCCTTTTCTCTAACATAACGTGACTTCTCCACATTGATGATATAGTTATATCCTACCAGGTCAGCACCATCTTTTTCTTGTTGACGACCGAGGATATAAATGTTATCTGCTGAGTAATAGGAACCTGTTCCGCCGCCGACGATGGCTTTTGGAAACATTCCGATTTCCATATATGTGTGATTCACCACAACCATCGGGATATCCTTCAGCGTAAGGTGAGGTGTCACCATACGGAACAGGGATTTGATTTGCTTCGCACGAGTCATGTCCGCAGCAGACTTCTGCTCAATAGCATCTTCAACTTCTTTCTTCGAAGCAAGATTACCGATTGAGTCAATCAGAATCATCACGCGATCGCCACGCTCAATGTTAGTCAACTGATTCATGATGTCGAACTTTAACTGTTCAACATCAGTGATAGGAGTGTGAACAACACGTTCCTTATCGATACCGAAATTCTCGAAATAAGATTGCGGAGTACCAAACTCAGAATCGTAGAAAAGAATTACAGCATCAGGGTACTTGTCCTGATATGCTTTTGCCATGATCAAACTGAAGGCAGTCTTGAAATGCTTACTCGGACCAGCCCACATTGTGAGACCAGGAGTAAAGCCACCATCAAGAGAACCTGACAGTGCAACATTGACCGCAGGAATCATCGTTTGAATCATATCCTTCTCTTCAAAGAAGATTGAACGAGAAAGAATTGCGGTATCTTTAATTGTTGAATTTTTCTTGAGTTTATCTAGTAGGCTCATGGTAGTATCCTTTGTTAAGATTCATATATTATAGTGTAAACGAAAACAAAAAGCAACTATGCAAAGAAATCTTCCAGCGAATTTACTGCCTCAGTTTTCCAATTGATTGTAGACAGAATAATATCCAGAGGTTCAAGAAATGATTTCTCAAACTGCAAGTCATGGTCGATATACTGGTCAGCCTCAAGTTGCTTTGGAATGCCAGACAAAAATGCAAGAGTGTTGTTGTTAAATATATTTGGCTGCTTCAAATATACAAACTTAATCTTCTCGCCTTCCTGAATCAACTGATAACGCTTGGTCAATTTCATTTCTCGCAAGAAATGATTGTAAACTAGCGCACCCTTAACATGAATCGGTGTGCCTTTTTTGAAGATATTGCTTTCATCTGAATATTCTTTTAGACCATTCACGCTGCGAGGAAACGCAATATCCTCAACAGGCAATTTTCTAAACTCTTTGCGAAAATCATCAATGAACTTGTGGAGGTCAGTTTCCTTCTTTGTCATAATGATGTCAATTGCTTCTTTAATTTTTACGCGACAAGCGGAAGGAGTTGAAGATCGAATCGCTGAGATACCCATCATCTTCAGTTTTGGTTTTGCGTATGCAACACCTTCGCTATCATATACATTTAAGATGTAGTTCTTTTTTGCGACCCAAATTGCTTTGTTAGCCAGTGACTCGCGCTTCATCTCCATGCGTTGTTGATACGCATTCACATAGTCAGCAAGTTCTTGATAGGATTCATCAATAAATGGTTGAATCTTCTCGTTACACACCTTATCCATAAACTTAATAACTTTCTTTGCATCCTTGGTGTCAGGATACAGTTTCTCAACCAGTGGACCAAGATTTAGATAGATTGAATCTGTATCTGACGCAATAACATAATCTTCGTTACCAGTCTTCAACAAAAGATTCATATATTTGTTAATCTTTTGCTCAATCCAACGAATAGATAACTGACCTGCTGTAGTAATACCTTCGGCGATACGAATATCGAAGAAGCGGAAGTATTGATTACCCAGCGCACCGTAAGCAGAATTCAGTGTAACCTTTTTAGCCAACTGGAGATTATTGTATCGAGCAACTTGTTTCTCGAGATACTCAACCTGATTCTTATCTTCAAGAACAGTTTCAATCTTTTTCTTTGCTTCGAGCGCCAACTTCTTATAGCGTGTACGATCTTTGTACATCGTATCCATAATCTCAGGCATAACACCCTGCTGCTTCACACTAAACATCTGACCATTCGGAGTCAGTGTGACACCAAAGTCTTTTAGTGGTGATGTATCAATGCGTTGATTTAGCAGCGTATCAACTTCGATCTTGCGATTGCCAATAAACTGACTCATGTTGTCAGTATATTTCGCTGGCTCAACAAGAGTCTCCATCGAGATATTATACTGCATGATCAAGTGCGGATACAGACTATTCAAGTCAAACGAAGCAACCCAATGATGCATGCCAAGAATAGGATCTTTAACATAAGCACCTTCGTATGCGCCTCGCTTATCGCCACGTTTCATCTGCGGAATGACAATCTTTTTCTTTAGCAGATAATTGTAGACGATGGCGTCCCACATACGCACCTGAGTAAACACATCTTCGTAGTTGACCTTGTTGTCATACGCAAGAGTCAATGCCAACTCGATGAGTTTCATTTTGTCTTCGAGTTTCTCAACAAGTTCTACGTCCTTGATGTTATACTCAATGAACTTTTGATAGTCTTGTTTGTAAAGTTGATGTAGCGTTTCGTATTCGCTGAAGTCGAGTTTCTTCAAACCCAATTCAACGTGAGCAATGTTATCAAGACGATAAGACTCTTGCTGTGAATAAGTGAACTTGCGATAGAGTTCTAGATAGTCTAGCGTTGCGATGCCATCAATGTCATAAACAGTGTGTTCACGATTCATGATAAATGCTTCGCGTTTGCTCAGCCTATTCCAAGGAGACAACTTCTTAGCCTCCTCGTCACCAAGAAGTTTACTAATACGATTTACAAGATAGGGAATATCGAATGTCTTGATGTTCCAACCGCTGATAACATCAGGATGAAATCTTGTCCAAAGATCTAGGAATCTTTTAATTAAATCTAGTTCGTCACGGCAATGAGCGTAACCAACATCGTCACGATGCTTGTTATAATCACCACAACCAAATACGAAATAATTTCCTTTAATCTTGATAGTGATGGCAGTGATTGCTTCGTTGGCGTCTTTTGGTTCTGGAAACCCAGATTCTGAGCCAACTTCGATGTCGATATAAGCAACAATAACTTTGTTAACGTCCCAAAGAATATCATCAGGATAATCGTCAGCAATGAAAGCATACTCGTAGCGATTATTGCCAAACACAGGAAAATTGTCGACACTTTCGTACCTCTGTAAGAATTCACGGCACTCAGGAATCGTGCCAGGTTGTATGGGCTTGACGTTTTCACCAGCAAGTGTTTTATAATCGCTGGCTTCCTGACTCAAGAGATAAAACGTTGGGCGATATTCGATCTTGCGTCGAACACGCTTGTCGTTTTCTACGCCTCTGTAAAGGATGTATCTTCCAGAGACGCAAACATTGGTGTAAAAATCAGACAAGATTAACCTACGATCAATTGTTTAGGCGGAACAACTATTCCTGCACCGAAGATCTGATTATAACCGTTTTTCACTTCATCAGCAACCGCACATGTAGTAACAATTTTATCTTTGTTTACAACGAATGGACCATCACCTGCCTGCATCCATGGCATAAAGCCAAGAACTGGACCTTTATCTGAACGCTGCATAACGCAAGCAACAGGGTTCTTAAACTCAACCATGTTCTCAGTCTCTGAGCAAATTTCTACCACCAATTCCTCGCCACTTACGAGTTTGAGTGCTAATATTGTCATTTTGTTTCACCTTTTTGTATTTGTCAAATAAATCTTTTTGCTTTGGGTTTTGTTTTTCACCATTTAAATATAAAGTATCGTGAATTATAACCCATGTATCTTTACCAACTCTTAATTGCCAACCATTAAAATCTAATATCTCTATCTGTTTAGAGACAAGAAGATCGCGGAGTTCTGAGAGTGAATGCATTATTCTTCACCACCAGCAGTATCCATAGACTGACGC